TGAAATAATTTTAATAATAAAAATAAATATAGAATATACTAAAAAATCTGAATTTTTGATCTTCAATAATTTAGTTGTTTTGTGTCGTTTTTCTGTTGAGTTTACTGTGAAGTATAGAAAAATTCTGAGAAATCCAGAGAAATCCAGTAAAATCCAGTAAAATCCATGAAAATTATTTTCTTCGCTGTTTTGAAGAAATTTTTTACTCTGACGGTCGATTTCCATAGATTCATGAGAATAAACCACTAAAAACACTCTTAAAATCAGATTTAAATATTCTTAGAATTTTATTTTTTATACCTCTTGAAATAATTTTAACAATAAAAATAAATATAGAATATATGAAAAAATCTGAATTTTTGATCTTCAATAATTTAGTTGTTTTGTGTCGTTTTTCTGTTGAGTTTACTGTGAAGTATAGGATTTTATCTAAAATCCAGAAAAATCCAGAAAAATCCAGAGAAATCCAGCAAAATCCATAAAAATTATTTTCTTCGCTGTTTTGAAGAAATTTTTTACTCCGATCGTAGGATTCCCTAGATTTCTCAGAATAAACTACTAAAAACAATAGAAATTTCTATTGTTCATATTCTTAGAATTTTACAAAATAAAACATAAAAACACATCAAAAAATCAACAATAAAATTAAATTCAAAAAAGTGTCATGAATAGTAATTCAGAGACGTATTTTTACGTCCTTTTTTCACTTGACCCTCGAAGATATAGACATGATTTATTTTGAAAAAGTGCTATTTTTACCATTTTTACAACTGATTTTTTGTGAAAATTAACATTTTTCTAAAATAAAAATAGGTCTAATGTCCCATTATAATAAATTTATTGTATTTAATTATTATTTAAACTTAAAAAATATATTTCATGGAAGAATAAAAATTTTTTACAATGAAAAAGACACAAATAAAGACAAAAATAGAATTCAAAAAAGTGATCTGAATTATTATTCAGAAACGTATTTTTGAGCACTTTTTTCGTTTGACTCTCGGAGTCCTGTTCGAGACTATTTTCAAAAATATGAGTTTTTAACAAAAATTAAAGTGTATTTTTTTAAATTTTTCTTTATGTAATATTGACAAAAACTGAAATAAACGTACAAAATAACATGAAAATATGAGTAAATCTAAAATGTCATTTTGTTATGTTTTGAAGCTTACAAATGAAAATTATTATGTTGGTATTTCATCTAATATTCAAAATAGATTATATCAGCATTTTTCAAATACTGGTGCTAAATGGACAAAGAAATATCCACCTATAAAAGCAATTAGTATTGAACCATTAATACATCCATGGCAAGAAAATTTTAAGACATTGTGTATGATGAAAAAACATGGTATAGTAAATGTAAGAGGTGGTGATTGGTGTTCAAGTAATATTGTACCAACTGTTTCAAAATTACATCGTATAGATTTAGATAAAACAATAGAAGAAAATTTTGTTCTTTATCATAAAAATTCGACCGAAGAACTTGATAAATCTATAGAAAAAACAATAGCAGTTCTAAATAAATCTAAAAAAATTAAAGTATACGATAAGGAATTAGATGAATTAAATATTGATATATTTAAAGATGACAAAATAAATAGACATAAAGAAAATACACAATTATTATTGTCATCTAATAATATTCCAGAAATACATGAATTGAATAAAATGATAATAAATACAATTGATAAACAAATAATAGAACAAAAATATATTTCACATTTATTATCTAAAAATATTTATTATGATGAATCATTAACTATACCAAAAAATAAATATAATATGTGGTTACTTAAAAAGGGTGATAATAATTATTATTTATCTAAATATTTATTAACAACCGATAATATATATTTAGGTATTTTTTCTGGAGATGATTATTATGTTATGACAATATGTTCAATGAAAATTTATGGTGAAAATAATATTAAAGGTTTTACACTATCACATGAAAATTTAAAAAAATATCATACATATAAAGAAAAACTTAAATCTAATATGACACTTGATGATGTTAGATTAATAATTAATCAGTAATAGCCATCAAATCATTTTAATTTACAACATGTGAAAATATTTTATTTATATAAATAATTATTTATATAAAATGTCTGATTACACGGAATTAAGTAATAAATTGTCAAGTTTAGAATCTAAATTTTCAGGATTAGAATCCAAGCTAGATTCCAAAATAGCAGTAACGGAAAACAAACTGGAATCCAAAATATCCACTATCAGAAACTTTGCCAACACAAAGTTATCACACACACAAATACAAGAAAAGAAATTTTCTTTTCTCGGTGATAATAAACATGCTGGTGTAAATACATTCTCTTCGGATGTTAGATTTGATATTCAACCTAAAATTGGAACTGATACTTTAAGTGAATTTACTAATGATTTAATTGATACTGCTGAAGATACAATGTTATCTAAGAACAATAATTTTACTGGTGATGTTAAATTTGATACACAACCTAAAATTGGAACTGATACTTTAAGTGAATTTACTAATGATTTAATTGATACTGCTGAGGAGAATATGTTATCTAAGAACAATAATTTTACTGGTGATGTTAAGTTTGATACTCAACCTAATATTGGAACTGATACTCTAACTGAATATATTAATGATTTAATTGATACTGCTGAGGAGAATATGTTAACTAAGAACAATAATTTTACTGGTGATGTTAAGTTTGATACTCAACCTAATATTGGAACTGATACTCTAACTGAATTTACAAATGATTTAATTGATACTGCTGAAGAGAATATGTTAGCTAAGGATAATAATTTTTCTGGTGATGTTAAGTTTGATACTCAGCCTAATATTGGAACTGATACTTTAAGTGAACATACCAATAAATTAATTGATACTGCTGAAGAGAATATGTTAGCTAAGGATAACAATTTTTCTGGTGATGTTAGATTTAGTAAAGTTCCTACTATTGGTACTGATACCCTTATAGAATTTACAAATGATTTAATTGAAACTGCTGAAGAGAATATGTTAGCTAAGGATAACAATTTTTCTGGTGATGTTAAGTTTGATACCCAACCTAATATTGGGAATGATACTTTAACTGAACATACCAATAAGTTAATTGATACTGCTGAGGAACTTATGTTAACTAAGGATAACAATTTTTCTGGTGATGTTAAGTTTGATATTCAACCTAATATTGGGAATGATACTTTAACTGAACATACCAATAAATTAATTGATACTGCTGAAGAGAATATGTTAACTAAGGATAACAATTTTTCTGGTGATGTTAAGTTTGATACCCAACCTAATATTGGGAATGATACTTTAACTGAACATACCAATAAGTTAATTGATACTGCTGAGGAACTTATGTTGACTAAGGATAACAATTTTTCTGGTGATGTTAAGTTTGATACCCAACCTAATATTGGGAATGATACTTTAACTGAACATACCAATAAATTAATTGATACTGCTGAAGAGAATATGTTAGCTAAGGATAACAATTTTTCTGGTGAGATTGAATTTGATAGTATACCTACTGTTGGTGGTGTTTTATTAACTAAATTAGCATCAAATAAAACAACGATTGATGAATTAAATATTTCAGATGCATTAAGATCAATTTATTGTGGTCAAATAGGTGATGATATTAATGGTGAAGGTTCTGGTGATAGATTTGGGGTTTCAAATTCATTATCAGATGATGGTACAATAGTTGCAATTGGTGCACTTAATAATGATAATAATGGTAAAAATTCTGGTCATGTTAAAGTGTTTAAAAATATTGATAATGTATGGACTCAACTTGGCTCTGATATTAATGGTAACATTGGTGAACTTATTGGGGTTTCGGTTTCATTATCTGGAGATGGTTTAACTTTAGCTATTAGTACTCCATATGCAAATTCTTCATCTGGTGTTGTTAGAATATATAAATTTAATGGTAATATTTGGGAACAATATGGTGATGATTTTGTTGGTATTTCTGGAACACAGCTTGGATATAGAGTTGTTTTATCAACAAATGGTTCAGTTGTAACATTTAGTTCAATCCTTGAAAATAATATTACTGGTAATGTTAAAGTTTTTGCAGATGTAGAGGGTTCATGGGTTCAACTTGGGACTGATATTGTAGGTGAAGGTAATGGTGATAAATCTGGTGAATCACTTTCTCTTTCGTCTGAAGGAACAATAGTTGCAATTGGTTCACCAGAAGATGATGGACCGGGAACAAGTAGAGGAAATGTTAGAATTTTAGAATATGATGAAGATAATAATGAATGGGTTAAACTTGGATCCACTATTTATGGTGATGATGATAACAATAAAATTGGATATGCTATTTCTTTATCGTCTGATGGTAAAACTATTGCAGTTGGTGTTAAATATGATGATGATAATGGAACAAATACTGGTAGTGTTAAAGTTTATAAATATATTGAAAATAATTGGATTCAAAGTGGTTCATCTATTAATGGTGATGAAGATGAAGATGAATTTGGTGTTTCCGTTGCTTTATCTGGTGATGGTAATATTTTAGTTGCTGGTTCATCTAAAAATAATACTAGAATAGGTACTGTTAAAATTTTCGCTTTTTATAATGATGAATGGATACAATTAGGTAAAAATGTTAATGGTACTTCTATATATGATGATTTTGGTAGCTTTGTATCTATTTCATTAGATGGTGTTAATATTGCTGTAAGTGCAATTACAGCAAATTCAAGTCGTGGTTATGTTAAAATTTATAAACTTGAAAAATACGATAAATATTCATCTGTTATTCCTGCTAACCCAACTGAAGGTGTTTCTTATTTAGATAATGGTGAAGCAACATTTTATAACAATGGTGTATGGGTAAAGAATATTACTGATACTATTTTCTCGGATGATAAAACTTATTCGGGTTCTAATACACACAGTGGAAGTGATGTTTTCTCTGGTGATGTTACTTTTTCTGGCGATAATGAATTTTCTGGTGATAATACATACACAGGTTCTAATACTCATTCTGGAAATAATAATGTTACTGGTAACAATACACATTCTGGTAATAATACATTTTCTGGTAATAATACATTTACTGGCAACAATGAATTTAATATTGCACCGACCATAAATGGTGTTTCAATTAAAACTGGAGCTGAAACTATTTCTGATGTTGATGGTATGGATACAACTAATTCTTATGAATCATTTGCATATTATCAAGTTGGTCCCCTTTTTGAAGGTGCAAATAATGGTGATAATTTAGGGAGATCCACTTCAATTTCTACAGATGGAACGATTATTGCAATTGGATCAAATGGTACAAATATAAACGCGTCATCAACTGGTAGTGCTAAAATATACAAATATACAAATGGCTCATGGGTACAACTTGGTACTACTATTGTTGGTGAAAATGAAAATGAAAAACTTGGAAATACAATTTCACTTTCTGGTGATGGTAAAATTGTTGCAATTGGATTAATTGGAACTTTAGGTGGTATTAAAATATTTCAATATTCTGAAAATAATAGTGATTGGGAACAGCTTGGTACTACTATTGTTGGTGATAGTGTGGAATATAGTTTCCTGGATACTATGGCTCTTTCTAGAGATGGTTCAACTATTATATTTGGAGAACAAAGTTATGATGCTGGAGGGTTTAATAATTCTGGTCACGTTAAAATTTTCAGATATTTAAATGATACATGGACACAACTTGGAACAGCTTTTAATGGACATGACCATAATACTAATATTGGTATTGGTATTTCTTTATCATCTGATGGTAATATTATATCCATATCTAAAATTTATAACAATTCAGATACAGGTGAAGTTTATATTTATGAATATTCAGAAGATAATAATAATTGGTCACAACTTGGTGATGCTATTTCTGGTGATAATAGTGGTGATTTATTTGGAATTTCTACATCATTATCATCAGATGGAAAAATTTTATCTTCTGGTTCATTATTATATAGTGAGGATAATTGTAGTCAATGTGGTTCAATTAAAACATACGAATATTTAAATGGTGAATGGGTTCAACGTGGATCTACAATTGTTGGTAAAAATGAAAATGAACGATTTGGTGCAAGAATATCGATGTCTGAAAATGGAACTATGTTAACTGGAGTTGGTGTATATAATACAAACAGTGGTAGTGTTAACCTTAGAGCGTACACATATTATAATAATGATTGGGTTCAAATTGGTAATGATATTGATCATGGATCTACACATTCAGGTAATCAGGCGGCTATATCTCTTTCTGGTAATGGTAAAAGTTTAATTTCTGGACGTATTTTTTATGGATCTAATAATAAAAAGGGTGAAGCTAAAGTGTTAAAACTTGACAAATACAAAGTATATGCCAGTAGAATTCCTATTAATCCAATAGTTAACATGTCTTATTTTGACAATGATTTAAACAGACAATATGTTTATAATGGTAATACTTGGGTTTACACACAATATTCAAATCCCATTTAAATTTTTGAAAAGTTCTAATATAGTATTTTCATCTGGATGTAAACCATCTATTGTCACATAATTATCTAAAAAATCCAAATAAAATTCTACATCATATTCGATAGATTCTATAATTTTATTTGCTTCATCTAAAGAAATGAAAGGTGGTAAAATTATTGATTTAATATTTTTATATAAACCAAGAATAATATTATAATTATTGATGAATTCATCAATAGTACAACCATTGTTTAAATCATTGACACCAAAACATAATGTAATATTGTCATTATTTAAACAATCAATTTTACTATCTATCATTAAAATATATTTTTCTAATGAGGTACATTTGTAACATAAAGTTTCAACACCTTTTAAATTTTCAATTAAACTATCACCAATAACAATCATATTTTAAATTGAATAAATTAGAAATAAATCAATTTAAAATGAATCAATTGATTTCAATAAATTACAACACTGAATTAAGTAAATTACATGAAATTCTCACTGAATATGGAGTGTGTATAGTAAATAATGTACTTAATGAGACTGAATGTGATAATATTACAATGGGTATGTTTAATACACTTTCTCATGTAACATCTAAATTAGATAAACCATTCAATTATCAAGATGTTACAACATGGAATACAATAAATGAATTACAACCAACAAGGAATTTAATATTTCAAAATTGGGGTTTAGGTCAAAGTCAATTTTGTTGGGATGTTAGAACAAATGATAAAGTTATAGATGTATTTGAAAGGATTTATAATACAAAAGATCTCCTAGTATCAATTGATGGGTTTTCACTTAGTTTACCACCTGAAGTTACAGGTGATTGGGAACAAAATAGTTGGTATCATTTTGATCAAAATACATCCAAACCAAATTTTGAATGTGTTCAAGGATGGATTAATGGAAGAGATACAAATGATGGAGATTCAACATTATCTGTAATGTTAGGATCACATAGATTACACCAACAATATGGTAATATTAATAAACCAGAAACAAAAAAAGATTGGATACAAGTTAACGATTTAGATTTTTTTACTAATAATGGTTGTATTGAACATAAAATAATTGCACCTAAGGGATCATTGGTTTTATGGGATAGTAGAGTATTACATTATGGTGCAAAACCAGTAGTTGGTAGAGAAATCATTAATTATAGAAATGTTGTATATGTATGTTATACACCAAGATCTTTATCAACTAATAAGACATTACTTAGAAAAATAAAAAACTTTGAATCACGTGGTGAAAGAGGGTTTAAACGTGTAACAAATCATTGGCCACATAGACCTGTAATGTTTAGTGAAATACCAAATATTAAAAGTGGAATTATACCTGATATTTTACATATGGATGACCCAATAATAGAAGATAAATATAAATATCTAATAGGTTATTAAAAATGATTAATTCATATGAATTAATTAAAAAATGGATTATTCATTATACTTTGATAATATTGATAGAGATAATAAAATAAGCTTTACATTGGAAATATTTGATGATAAGAATAAGAATTTTTTTAATGTAGTTGAAAAACATATTAATGTTATATCATCTAAAACTGAAGATTTATTAGATCAATTAGATAATTTATTAGTAAATAAACATATAATTTATAAGGAAGAAAATTTTTGTGCAAATTTATGGGTTTATGAAATAGGTTCCATAAAATTAATGTTAATTTGTGGTACTACTATAAAACAAGTAATTGCACATGATTCATTCGTACTTGAAATGGATTATAATGAAATAAATATTGAAATATTCTATGGTATATTAATTAATGTTATATGTAAAACAATATTAAGAACTAATCAGGAATTACCAGAATATATAAGTAATAAATTAAAAAGTCATAATGAAAGATTTAAAATATTAAAGATCATTCCAGATGAAAATGTAGAAATTTCCGAAAACAAAGAAAATAGTTTTATATATTCAGATGATGATGAAGATGAAATAGATAGATATAAAAACATTATTATCGACCAAAGTAAACTTAATAAATCTTTAACATCTGAAAATTTAAAACTTACAAACGATAAAATATTAATTCAAACTACTAATGAATCTTTAAAGAGAGAGTTAATATCACTTAAAAAACAATTGAAAATAAATTAAATTTTATACATGTACAATAATGATTGATAGATTCCTTGAATCACTTTAAATAATCAATTGATTATTTATTAAAATTTATCATCAGTATCTACAGTAATTACAATAACAGAAATTTCATTATGTTTCTTTAAACTTATTGATGTAATATTTTCGGGATTTAGATTATAACATAAACCTAAACTATTAAGTTCTTTAATTGTAGTAAATGCACTTGAAATATTCAATGTATCAAAATCTAAATATGATTTGAAAACTGAGAGTCCATGTGATTCATTTAAGAAATCTGTACCAACAGTATTTTCAACTTCATATGTTGATTTTGGATCTAATATAAAATGTTCATAATAAAGATTATCTCTATGTACAGGTTTCAAAAACTTAAATCCATAACATGCTACAAGCTTTAGTTCTGAAAATACACTATTTCTATTTCTATAAACATCAATAAATTTGGTACCATAACCATGATCAATAATAAGATATGTTGAATTTTCAATAAAAGACATTTTTTAGAATAATTACTCTAAAATTTCACTTTTTTAACTATAATAATAGTTTGAAAATTATCTCAAAAAATACATTAGAAACCAGTTTCGATATCATATTTATAAGGACTAAAATTTTCAGTATTGGGTGCAATTAATTCTCTTAAACAATCATCCGCACTTCGTAAATAATTATTAAAACAACATTTAATATTATAATATGTTGTATTGTATTTTGAAGGGACTGTTAATTTAGATAAATTTAATGGATTATTTGAAATTGATTTAGAATCCAAACCAATGACTTTACCACAAATATCTCTGTGAAAATCAGATTTATTTAAATAAACTTTGAATCTTTTCATACCATGAAATAAATCATGTTGAATATTTTCAGTACCAAAATATGTATGTGAAAAACAACCAATTTTAATATTATGATTTAAACTTGCAGCATAAACACGAGTACCAATTTTTATAATTCCTCTATTTTCAAGAATAAGATCGTATACATGGCCATTATAATAAGAATGTTTACCAATTTCAATTGGAAATATAGGTGACTCATTTACTAAAATTGGATGATATGGTGTAAGTTTGCATTCTTCTACAGTGTAAACATCATCATAATAATCTAAAATTGTCATTTGTATAACTTTAGATGGACCTTTATTTGTGATTACAATTGTATTTTTGGTAATAGAATCAATTCTAATTAATCCTTCAGTTGTTTCTATTAATGAATCACCAGTGAAACATCCGCCATTATTATCAAGTATAACAATTTTAGAATTAGTCTCGATACAATAATCAATTATCATATCATTATTTTCAAATAAATAAAATATAATATTATCACACATATCATGATCAAAATTTTGTATGTTATAAAATCCATAATTATACACATCAATATTTTTACCACGAGAGAAAATTTTACATGTTACATATTTGCTTAATCTTGATCTAGCAACATCATTTGCAACTTTAATACCATCTCTAATATTTGATTCACCAGATATTTGAATTATAAAATCGATATTTCTATTATTTTTATTTAACCTGATATGATTTTGTAAAATTTTACCATTTTCTGAGAATGATACAATTGCTAATTCATCACCATTTGGAATATTTTTAATATATTCTCTAATTTTATCATTGATAATTTGTATTTTATCTTTCATTTCCATAGAACAGTCTATAACTAAAATATGACATGTTGCATTAATCTTTTTAATTAAAGAGTAATCCATTTCAACTTTAGTTAATTTGTAACCATTTCTTATTTTATCCATAATTGTCACATTTTTAATTGTTAATGTAACTGTCTTACCATTAGATAGTTCATTTATTGTATGATCTAAATCAATATTATGTTCATATAAAAACTTTCTTATTAAATTACCAATTTTATAATCTGGTTGCCCCATGTATAAATTTAGTTTTTCAATTGTATTTTTATTATATGTAACTCTATTACTTGATATAATAGGTTCATACAAAAAATCATATGATATAGGATCTATTAAATTATTTGGAAAATCAATTTCTCTATTGATGATATAGATCATTTCATTAATATTGTTAATTATGAATTTCATGTTTTGTTTATTTTTATAAATATTTTTTCAATAAAATGGAACCAATTGAGTTTTCTAAAATAATAAACAAATTAGATATATTAATTATTGATAATTATGATGATGTACCAAGTGAAATTTACAATATCACAAAGAATGAAAAAATACCATTTAATGTAAGAAATGATTTTTTAGATAGATTTGGTAATTTTTACATCATAGATGAAGATTTTAGAAAATTATGCAGTAAATATTCTTTGACTATTGTATATAATGATATTTCTTTTACTATCGATGTTAATTTAAAAACTTCATCAAATGAAAAAATAGATTCAATGTCATATGAACATTATTTCAAAATGTTAAAAATGTACCAACTGACCATTTTTATACATGAGAATAAAACTAGTACGAAAAAACAAAATCTTAAACGTGTAAATAATTATTTCTTTGAAAATGATATAGATGAAGAAATAATATACAACATTAAAGATAGATATAAAAATGTCCTTGAAATGGAAGAAAAAAGAATTGAAATGGAAGAAAAAAGAATTGAAATAGAAAATATCAAGAAACGTGAAGATGATCTAATTATGATGAAAAATGCCAAAAAAATATTGGTATTATGTGCAACCGATGAATCAATTTTACTTGGGAAATATAAAAATATATTATACCCCAACGAAAAAGATAAATATGATGGTAGATTTAATGATATATATTATTGTGGTGATGAATTAACAAACGTGAATCCTCATGTGATTAATTGTTTAATTGATGAATTAAGTACAAAAATACATGAAAAATTTGATGTTGTAATAAATGAACATTGTCCATTTTTTATTTATACAGAAACTGGAGTTAAACAAATATATGATATTTTAAAAGATGATGGTACATTTATAGGTTCAAGTAATCCACATATATTTAGAGAACTTAAAAATAACATATATGAATATTTTAAAGACAGTCCAATTAAACATTTTAATCGTAATTATGTTAATATGAAGAAAATTCTTTGAATCAATAAAAATTTGTTTTAAAAAAGTGATCTGAATAACTATTGGAAGACTGTTTTTTATGTCCTGTTTTCATTTGACTTCCCGACTAGCCATCGGATGTAATTTTTGAAAAAGTGCTATTTTTGCTATTTTTCAATATGAAATTTTTGATTTTTCATAGTTCTCATAAAATAAAAATCGGTCTAGTTTCCTATTACAATAAATTTATTACATTTAATTAATATTTAAACTTAAATATTATATTTCATGGTATATAAAAAATTTTTTACGTTGAAAAAAGACCAACGAAGACAAAAATAGAATCCAAAAAATCACTCTGTATAATAATTCAGAGAGTGATTTTTACGTCCTTTTTTCGTTTGACTCTCGGGGTTGTAGACATGATTTATTTTGAAAATAAGGGATTTTTGCTAAATTTCAAAGTGATTTTTTATATTTTTTATAATATTTCAAAAATAACATGATATTCACAGAATATTAACTAAATATTTATTGTATAAAAGCATATATTTAATGTAAAAATTAGATATATATCGAAAAATGTAAAAATATATAAATTTATATATTTAATTTAATGGTTTAAACACCAGTACTTCCAAATCCACCAGTTCTATTCAGAACCTTCTCACCAAATTGAACATCTTCTGATAAATTAATTGTATTATCATACTTATGAAAAATACCCTGAGCAAATCTATCACCCTTCTTAACAACAAAATCTTCAGTAGACTGGTTGTAAAATAAACAGCCAATATTCTTCTTATAATCCTTATCAATGACACCAGCTTCAATTGTAACACCCTTCTTATAAGCAATACTTGATCTTGACTCTAACTTCATAAAAATACCCTTAGTTTGAATATCAATTGCAATGTCAGTCATTGAAAGCTTTCTCTCATTAGGTTTAAGAATAAAATCTTCTGTAGAATAAAAATCCCAACCAGCAGCTTCATCAGAACCTCTAGTGGGAATTGTAGCATTTTCAGAAAGCTTCTTTACACTTGTTAAAATAACTTCATTTTGCTTTGTTAGATATTCATCAAAACGCTTATTAATAGCATCATTAATTTTTTTGTTTAAAATATCTTCATCAGTTGATTCACTCCACTTTGATTGAAATGGAATTTTAACTACTCGTCTTTCGTATGAATGATCAATAAACTTCCCAACGTTTACTTCACGATTCTCACCAATTTCATCAATCTCTTTCATTTCATTTTTATCCTCGTTACATTCCTCAATTCTACATGAAAGTTGAGCATTCTTATGTTCTTCATTTGATACATTAAGCTTTGAATCTAATGGAATTATAATTTCCTTACTTTCATATGTGTAATCTTTTGTATGATATTCATCAAGATATTCTCGGAAAGCCGTAAGAACTTGTGATTTGGTCTTTCCAGTATCTATGTTATTTTCTACATCAGCAAAATGTTCTCTATCAGTAAGATTATCATCAAATTCTAGGTTATTTTCTACATCATCAAAATGTTCTCTATCAGTAAGATTATCATCAAATTCTAGGTTATTTTCTACATCATCAATATTTTCTACACAAGTAAACTTCTTAATTGCATCAACATTAATAATATCAACTGGTTCAACACTGAATGACATACCCTTGAGTTTACTAATATCTGCTGTATTAGTAGTGTCATTACTTGATTCAGATGAATAATTTTTCTTTGTTCTATAAACTGGTGAATCATCATTATTAAACTTCTTAATCTTACCAACATACAACGTATCATCTTGTTCACTATGATTTGAATTATCACCCCATTCAACAAGATCTGGTATATCATCATTAACAAGCTTAACCGGATTCCATTTATCATTTTCACTAAAATCATCATTAATTTTATTCTCATCTAATCTAAAATTCTCAAGTACAATATCATCAGTCTTTCCAAAACTATTAAGTTCAACATCATCATTCTCCACAAAACTATTAAGCACAATATCATCAGTGATTGAAGTCATCTTTTATCAAAAATTTTAATTGAATTTTTCACTTTTTATTTCATGTATAAATGGGTGGTAATCAATTTCCAAATTTAAATATTTCCAGAATTAACAGAGAAGAATATGATTCAATATTACAAAAACTTTTATTGATATCCGATAGATTTCATGAAATTAGAGTACCGAATGAAAAGGAAACATTTGGTGATATTGACATAATATATGAAATAGATTCATATCAAGATATAATACAAAACAATATAGATATATTCATTCTACCATATTTTAAAACAAATGAACTTAAAAACATAATGATTGAGTTAGAAAATGGTAAAAATATACATACAAAAAAACTTGATAATGGTTTAAGTTATGTATACAAAGGTAAAAATAATAAATTATATCAACTTGATGTATTTTTCTTGGTTAAAAATAAAATAAACCTGTATAAATTTATGTATGATTATGGTTATATTTATCGTTTAATATCATTATATATGTCTATTAAAATGAAAAATTTTACACATACACATAGTGGATTATATTATAAAGTTAGTAGTAAAATGTTAAAACAATATGGTTATTCTGGTAAAGTAAATAAAATGATTAAATTTTTAGTGACTGATAATATAGAAGAAATATTTAATATATATGGTCTTAATTATAAACAATATAAAATTGGATTTAACTCATATGATGAAACATTTAATTGGTTAAATAAAAGTAAAATATCATGTAATATAAAACCATTATATTTTGAATATGATTTATTTTTTAATGGTATATATAATAAAGTTGAATCATATCCTGAGATAACATCTGAATCTATTGAATCTGGTATATTAATTACATATCCACATTTATTAAAAGACATTAGTGAATATATATTAATACAAAGTCATAAAGATATGTTAAAAGATAAATTTAATGTTGGTATATTTAGAAAACATTGTAATACGAATGATCATACAATATTCTTACATATATTTGAAGAGTTTAAAATTTATAAATCAATAAATTTAAGTAACACATATATAGAAACTAACACAAATAGTAAAATAGAACAAGATATTAAGATATTCATAGAGAAATATAATATTGATAAATGTTCAAAACTAGGGAAACACTAAAAAGAAACAAATAAGCTTCACTATTGTTATGGAATTCAGCATCATATTCGATAAGTTCAGTCATATTTTCAATAAATTACTTTATCAATAATTTCAATTTTTTTAACTTTCTAAAATTATAACAATCTCATTAAGATTATTTTCAATTGCAAATAATAAAACATCATCCCTAAATTTACTACTCATACCAAGTTTTAAAAATAACATAGTATCATAATCATTATTTTTATTGGCAAATTGGAAAAGTGTCACAATAATCATTTTAATGTCTGCAAATGGAATAATAAACTTTAAAACATCTATATGTCTATTATCACATGCATGTATACACGCATTTCCTAAAGTTATATCATATGTTATTTTTTGTTGTAAATATTCAACAACATTTAATTTACCATTCTTAGCAGCTTCAACATAAGCATTATCTAGTACAGTTTCATGAACACCTAAATCCATCAAATACTCAACAATATTTAACATACCTGCAGCTGAAGACATCATCATACATCCATCTAAAGCACCATAACCATTTCCCGAGTCATACAAAAATTTCAGGCATTCTAAATTACCATACCTTGAACATTCACCCATTGCTATATGAATACTATTTATATCTTCAACATTTGGTAAAATAACCTTTACTCCATCTAAATAATCGTTTATACATGATTGTATTAATAGGTCATCCATTTTAAACATTTTAATACAGTAATTACTGTATTATTTTTCAATTTATTTAAATATCTAATATAATTTCTTCATCATTTAATAAACAAAATAATTCATAACATGGTTTAGGTGGTGATGTACCATACCATCGTCTACGATTTTGTTTGATATAACAAAATACTATATCTGGATTTTTAAATCTTTCATACATCATTAAGTCTTTCATAGTATGAATAGAATATTTTTCATATTGGTCAATTAATTCTAATTCTTCATCAGAAAACTGTTCAATATATATTCTACATTCATCAAATTCAAACGAAACATATCCTATAATTTCATTCATATTATTTATAAATTTCACTTCGAATATATCAAATCCTTCATTATTCTTTCTATAACTTTTTCTAATTTCATTAAACTTATAATCAGAATGTTCACCAATAAAATTTATGATATAATTGGTTATCTTTTCTATATGTACAATAAATTTTGTTCCCAGAATTCGTTCCCATCTAATTATAGATTTAATACCATCTAAAGTTGAATATTTTGTCAATTCAGTAAGTTCAGACATATTTATATGATATTATACTATATTTTTTCATTTTTGGTAAAATTACATATGTTAAATTTAATATATATTTAAACTGATCTATTTATCATTGAATAATTCAACAATATTAGTTTTAGTATTTAATATTTTACATGTAGTACCTCTATTACAACGTTTTTTATAATTTTTCTTAATATATTTATATAACTTAATGTAATTTTTAAATGTATCAACACATTCTTTATTACCTTTATTACCTTTACTTAATTTTCTTGTTGAAATTTTCTTTTCTACACCATAATCATCATGAACTCTTCTCATATCTAAATCATCTTCACATTTATTATATTCATAATTTAAAACATAATATTCATGTCTTAATTCCTTTAACTCTTTAATTTGTTTATCCAAATCATTTACAATATTTGAAGTAGTAGCGATAAGTTCTTCTTTATAGGTTGACATTTTTAATATAATTTTATATTAAATTTCATTTTTATACACTTAAAGTTGAAATGAACCTTCATCAGGCTTAGGGATAATTCCATACCAAATTTCTTTAACAGATGGACTATATCTTCTATCCATCTCATCACGGAACTTAAACTGATCAAGAGGGATAACATCAGATCCATATGCGGCTCGGTACCATCTTTTGTAAATAGAATGAAGTTCTGAAACAGTTGACTTCTTGGTCATATCAGCAATATTATCCTTGGGATCACCAACATAACACTTTAACATCTTACTGTAAATAAAATTAAAGATAACATCTAAATCCTTCTGATGCTTAAATGTTACACGCTTAACAACATCAGGTAACATTCTAATTCCCTCACGCTTATAAATAGGATAATAATGATACATAAGATATAGTTGTGCTTGACCATATTTCTTAATTTGATTGGAGAAATCTAAATCGATTGGAAATCTTTTCTGTTTGTATTGTTCTTCAACAGAGCTAGGTGCATCATCAACCCACTTAGATAAAAATGGAATGATAACCTCACGAACAAAATATGCTTCATCAGCACCAGGTGCATCATTAACAACATTTGACATAGCAATAAGTGCCCAAGATAAAACACGTTCACAACCCTCCTTATTAAGAGTACGATTAAAGAAAACATCATTACCAGTAAACTTCTTAATACTACCAACGTGCCACTTTTCACTTCTATCAGTTTCAGCTGCAAATCCTGCATGTGCACCCTTAGCTCTTTCAAGAGCAGGTTCTGGTTTACCTGTATTACTGTTAATATTGACTGTAATAAGATGATTAGGAATAATAACACAATATTCACCAAGAGCAGCTTGAACAAACTTAAGAACTTGTGATTTAGATGCATTAGCTTCACCAATCCAGTTAATAAAAAACTTTTCATTGTTACCACCCTTTAATAAAGAAGCTAAAGTTTTAAGGAAGAAATGACATAATTGTTGATCCGTATGAACTTGACCATAATATTTCATCATAAATCTAACCTTAGGGTGATTCATAGTATAAGTAACTGGGAATACACAATTTGTACATTTAGTAATATAATCCTGAAGCATTCCTGGTCTATTAACAATCAAATCATCATAACATTCAAAAACTGAATCTTTACACGCCATAACCATCATATTCTCATCAGTTTTAACATAAAGATTATCATCATACATATAAACTTGACAAGCTTCAACAATTCTTTTAACATAATTTAAATCAGAAAGTTTAAAGAATAGATCAGAAATCTGTTTTAAAATAGTTTCATAATATTGTTTTTGTGTTCTATCACATGATTCTCCGGATTTTGTAATCATATCTTGTCTAAATTCTTCGAGAACAACATTAACTTTATTACCCTTTCTATGAATAAAGTTAATAAGACCATAAGCTTTTTTATCTGGAACCAATCTTGTTCCATCAAAGTATTTCCACTCCTCATTTGTTCTATCATATACAAAATCTAATTCTAAAATATCAGAAAATAAATCACCAACATCTAATGACTGCTTTGATAAACATGGGATTAATTTATGTTCACGATAATTTTTCATTAGATTATCATACATAACCTTATTATCTGTATGTGCAAATGTTTTAATTGTTATTATATTAAAAATTTCACCATGATAATCATCATAAATATCATCAATTAAATCATTTAAAACAGGATCAGTAGTATATTGTTTAATTAAATTAAGACCATACTGTGAACCGTTGGTAATATTATAAATAGCTTTACCAATTGTATACCAACTATATTTATAATATTCTGTAAACCTAGACTTATTAATTAAAGGTAAAAGTTCAATTAACATTTCCTGTGGATTTTTAGTTAATTGTGCACCAGCATTAAATGATTTCTTAACTGTCTTCTTTTCATTAACATTAACTTCCGATAGATTAATATCATCATTAATTTTTAAAATTTTGTTACAAAAATGAACAGATAAAATTAAAGGTAAATTATAAAATGGATCATCAACAATTATATCACCTTCAATTGTATTATTTATAATAAGAGTATTATCATCAGGATTAATAACATCATCATCCACAAAATTATAAAAGAATGGCATTAATTGATCTTCATATTGAAGATCAATATGTTCAATATCTTCTATCCAAGAATATGCACCCTTTAGTAACATAGGTAAACTATTTTCAGTATTCTTAGAACCATATATTGAAACATATTCAGATGCAAGTGGAACAATATCAGAACATGTATTTACATTTGTCTTTGAAATATATTTCTTTAAGTCATTTTTTTCAATAAGAAGTTTTCTAAAATTTGGAATTATAACTCTATTAAGATATTCTATATTTACAACTGCAGCAGGGAATTGAAATCTTAAATTTTTATGTTGATTATCATCATTAGTCCAAGTATCTGATTCCAAGAAAAAACACAACAATGTTTTTTTAACCTTTTCATCATCTGATTCATCAACCTTAAAACATCCAAGAATAATTTCTTGGATATAATAAATACAATTATAATTAAATTGTCTACTAATTATAACATCATCATCATTGTCACCCTTTAAAAATGTAAAATTAATGTCAACAATAATGGGTGTTATATTTGATGAGATCTTTTCAAAAATCGGGTAAGAATAATTCGCTGGATTAATTGTTACATCATCATCATTATTATCATTATAATATTTTAAGTTTGAATCATTTACGTATGATAATATACCATCATAAAAATCTGTAATTGATTCCATAGAAGGAACTATTGTTAATGGATTTTTACAACCAAGTTTATATTCATACCCAGATTGACACTCGTTTTGTCTTGTATTTTTAGATTGAAACAGTGCAAATAAATTATTATCATTCATTTTTTAAAATAAATAATATAAAATTTTTCCTTTTTTCAAAATATTTCATGATAATATTTCACAAAATATTTTATAAATATCTCTAAAATACAAATAAATTTATTACAATATTAAATTTTCAATATTATTTACCTGATATAAACCTCACTTAACACTAAATCCGTATCACACTTTTTAAATGATGATAGAAAGAAATCAATATCACTATACTTAATTTCTTCAATATCAAACATAGAACAATCATCCCCAATTACACCCTCAATACCATCTGGTGAATTCACAATCCAATAAGATATATATGAACAATTATCTGTTAATACATTCTTATTGAATCTAAAGCAGCAAAATAAATATTTACTTAAACTTTTAAACATAGAATCAAAACCTGTATTAAGGTTAGAGTGAATATAAATTTTATCTTCATCAAATGGAATTAAATCATTATATATACATCTATAAAGCTTGAGATTATGTCTAGACATTTCTGATCTAAATTGATCATCAAGATTTTCAAATAATAATCTATCATCTTCATCTAATTGATGAATACCAAATGCAGATTTAAGATTCTTAAATTCAGAATCAGAAATAATAGTCTCTGGTACAACCTCTACATTTAATAATTTCTCCTCTTTAAGTCTCTTTTCTTCAGCAATTTTTAACTCCTTATCAAGTTTCTTCTTATCAGCAATCTTCTTGTCTTCAATTTTCTTAAAATCACTAAGAATATTTTCAATCTTGGTAAGAACTTCCTCAGCATTAGTTCTATCTTCTGATGAATAAGTATCATCATCTACATATCTTACTAAATTATTAACTTCTGTGATAATTTCTTCACTATCATATTGAGATAATGATGTAAGTTTCTTTATATTTGCGTCTAACTTCTTCTGAATAACAATATTTTTAAGCTTTGAATACTTTGACATTTTATTAAAATTCTCTTGAATTTTATCAATTTTTAGTTTAAATCATGGATGCATATTCCTTTACAGCATTTGATTCATGTTCTCTAGTAACATTAACATCGGTTATATTATCTTTATATATAAGATTTGGTAATATTCCTGGTACACCAGTATATGTCATAACAGATTCTTGTGATTGCATCTTAGAAACTCTTAAATTTCTTATAAAGTTACCAAAATTTTCCATATAATCATATGATAACATATAGTTAATATTACTAATTATATCAGTAGATGAAGTTTCATAATGTTTTCTTATATTTGTACTTAAATATGAGTATAATATTATTAAAAGAGCTTGCCATAAATTTTTATTATCATTTATATTGTAGTTTATAAGACCAGCTCTATCAAGTAATTGTTTTTTGTCAACATCTAATAAAATAATAGAATTGTTATATGCTTTACCCATTAAATGCTGTAAATTATGTAAATTAAGATCATATTCATATACAAAATTATCAGTCTCATTTGTAAAGTATGAAAATCTTATTCTAATCATATCACCATTATCAACAACCTCAACAGTTTGGTAAAAAGCGTGTTCTTCAACTTCTGGTTCTGGTTCGTCAATTTGTTGAACTGTAGTAGGTCTAAAATTTAATCTTCTTGTACCTCTATTTCTACGTCTATTTCCACTAAAATTAAATGTATTATTTCCCATTAATCTCTTAGCAATTGTATTGAAAAAATTATTATTTGTAGTTGTAGTTGTAGATGTAGAAGGTGTTTTTACTCTCCTTCTTGATCGTCTTGTTCTTGATGTACCTACATTATTTAAATTATTTACAGCATTTTGTAAAAATGAGTTACCCCCATTACGATTTCTATTTCTTGATACTCTTCTATTATCTTCAATATCAGCATAATTATTTAAGTCTTCATTCAGTTTAATTGCATCGGCATTTATTTGTGTTATTTTTTGACCATCTGTTTTTTCTAAAGAAATTGTAACATCATCGGTTGTTATTCTACCATTTAAATTTGTAACTTTATTAGAATTATCACCAGTTACATCACTATTTTCATAAGTTGTTTCAACCTGAGATAATTGTATTAATAAATTTTTTAATAATTCACCATCATTAGAATTTTCAATTAAAGAATTTATAATTACCATATCTTCTTCGGACACATCATCCATACTTTCATATTCTTCTATAATTGTCTCAATAGAAGAATCAATTAATGGTTTATTTGTTGTAGTAATTTCATTTTCATTTAAATAATTAATTAAAGATTCAACATTAGATTCTTGACTTGATGGTACAGGTTCTACGGCATATTGTTGTAATGATGTCACAATTCCATCATTTGTATTCTCAGTTTTGAAAATAATATTATAATTTTCATATGTCATCATATTTTTATACAAAAATATGTTTTTTAAAATTTATATTTTAAGACTCAATAAACTTATCAACTAATTTAATATCCTTTATCATCGTGTTATATAAACATATATATATTAAATTAATTACCATTCTTGGTGAAAAATCTAATTTAGATGATGAAATTGTCTTACCAAAATTATTTTTGTCTATTGTAATTATATCTAATATTTTAATGTTAATGGTATTAAATTTATTTATAATTTTACTTATTTTAAATTTATTCATCATATCATCTTCTGTTACACCCCGTTTTGACATATAATCTCTAATTATATTTATTATAACATCATATTTTTCATTTGTTACTTCACTATTTTTATTTACATCTAATAATATTTTTGATATAGTTTCCGGTTCATATAAAGAAATATTAAAATGTTTAAGTACTCTAATTTTTTGTTCTAGTTGTTCAATAAAATAATATGGTAATTTTATATCTGTACCAGGATTTACACCATTATAAATTAACAATTCAAAATCTTTTGATAGAAATACCATTAATTTATCATCTTGATCTTTATAATAAGATAAAAATTCATTGGGGTATTCTAAAGGATTATCTAAAAAATCATTAATATTTTTTATTGATAAAGTTTCATCAAGTTCTATTAAATTATTAACATCATATGTAATTTTATGTAAATTTCTTTTAATTATCATATCTTTAACTTCATTTATACCCAAACTTAGAATTCTCGATAAAATATTACACTTTTCTGATTTATTTAATTGGAGATTTATACCAAAATATAACATTATATCTTTTATTGAATCTGGTATATAATTATCATTTACATTTGAACAAATTTTTTTAAATAAAGGTACATTGTATACCTTAAGTAAAATAACTCGAAATTTAGGATTTATTGAACCAATTTCATCAATTGAATACAAATCAATATGATAACCATGATTTATAAATTCTATAAACATTTTTTCACATTGTCTACTTATGTGTGTATTTTTAATATTTTCTTTATCATCTATATTTTCTGATTTTTTAATATTTTTATAATGTAAAATCCATTTTGTTAAATCTAAATATGTCGTTCTACATCCACCATTCAACATTGATTTAAATAAATCATAAAAAGTTGATTTAAACGCAATTCTAAGGTATAATGAGTTTAGATATATTTGTTTATCTGTTATTTTATCTTCTGGTTTATTTATTATTTTTGACCAATTAGAATTTCTTGAATTGGTCATAAGTGGTAAAAAATCTTGAGTCCATTCAATTATACCATCAATATCTAAATAAACCGAATATAATTTTTTATCATTTAATGAACATTTATCAGAATTTATATATTCATATATTTCAGATGTACTTCTTAAAAATTTTATATCAGATTTTAAATTTAAACAGTTATGTATTGGTTCAAATTTTATAGTATTTGTATTTTTATAACATGGTAAAGAAATAGAAGATCCCGATAAAATCATTATATTGTAAAATTTATGGAATATATCAGATTTTATATGTTTGTATGAATAGATTAAAACATGTTCATTTGATATGTACATGTTTAGAACTAAAGTTTCAAATTTTCTTATAAAAATCATTAAAATACCAAGATCTTCATCAGTTTTTATTTTCTCAACTAATTCTGTAAATAAAACTATATAATTATCATATTCTAATGATTGTTCTAATATTGCAATATTAGTACTTTTTATTTCACCAATATTTTCAATGCAATTCTGTATTAATTTTGACATTTTTATAAATAGTTATTTATAAAATTTTATTATTTCATTAAATCCTCAAGTTTAATAGATGAAATAGTACTTTCATCTTTTAATAATTCAACACCAATACGTCTACTTATAAAATCTAAACTTAAAACTCTTAATCTATCACCACGTTTTAAATGTATATCTTCACCATAACCATAAAAATTAAAACCTCTATATACACAATCTCCTTTTACTCTACATATCATACCAACAGATATCTCATTAAGTTTTTCTTGATCGTTTTTCATGTACTTTTTATCAAATTCTTCTTGTGTTAATAAATTCATTTTTTTTCTTTAAATTACATTTATTTTTCATTTTTAAATATCAACTAGATCATCTGTACTAATAAATTCAATTAATTCTTCAGACTCTAGTAAATAAGCTGAAATTATTTTATCATCATTTTTATTAACATTCAATTTGTTCACAATTATCACTGTATTTTTAGGTGTTTCTCTTAATACTCTACGATCAAAAAAATTTATAATTTTATATTTTTTAGTGTCACGTGTTTTATATTTTTCACCACATGAAACAATCTTTTTATTTTGTGGTTTTACTTTTACTTGTTTTACAATTTCTTGTTTTACTTCAACTATTTTATTTTTTAACTTAGATGATTTATCTATTAAAGAATTAATTTCTGATTCAACTAAAATATTATTAACATTAATATCTGTAAAATTTTTAATCTTATCGTGTAATTTATGAAGATTTATTTTAATATCATCAAATTTTTTAGTTGAATCAGTTATTTCATTTGTTAGTTGTAATTGTAATTTATTTTTATCATTTATTAATTTTACATTCTCTTCATCTAAAAATGTAAATTTATCAACAGTTTTACTCAATGAAATTTTTAATGTTTCAAGTGTAGAATTTATTACATTTAGGTCATTTATAAGTTTTTTATTTTTCTCTTTTAGTTTATTTGCTATTGGCAACCCACTATTTATGTTATTTATGGCATTTGAAACTTCATTTATTGATAAAAATAAATTTAAATCATTAGATGCTTCTGGTGTTAATTTGTTGTTATTTTGTACAATATATAATGTTGCAAAATTTAAAAATATTTCCTCTATTCTAGGTTGTGAATCTAAAATTAAACGACGTGATTCTTTATCCATATTAAAATTGACTTTTAAATTTGTCATTTTAATATATTTTTATACAAAATAATATCAATTATTTTGATTATCTATTTAAAATATTATCTATCATTTTAAATGCAAGTATAATTAACTCATCAGGTTTTGATTCTTCAATTTTAAATCTTTCATGATTATCATTATTATGGAATATATAACAATATCTACATATTGTTCCTTCAATTCTATATGTAATCATATTTTCATTTGAATACAAAACAGATTTATTACACTTACATTTTTTACATTTACCATTCATTTGATCAAGCCAAATTAAACTTTCAATATATAATATTACAATATCTACAAATGAAAACCATAAATAGTCAATTGACTTATATATAACATAATTTATTATCATATATAAATTAAATTTATTACAACTATCTCTATGATCAAAAAAATATTTAATTATAGTTGATGAAATTAACGAAGATAATAAATAAAATGTACACGAAATTATAATATTTTTACGCGCTTTAATTAAATAAAGTAAATATATAGCATAAAAACCAGGAAAACACTCATAAATATTATCTGTTGTAATATCGTTAAACATTTTTACATTATTTTTTATAATTATTTTCAATTAAAAAATGCATATAGATCATAATAATGATACACCAGGTACAGTAACTTTAAAACAAGAATTATTATTTGCTTGGATTTTTGTTTTATTTATATTTTCGTGGATTTCTATTGATGTAGTTGGTAGAGCACTTAATAATTTTACATTTAAAACATTAGAATTAAATGCAAATTCAACTTGGCATACAACAATTATAGCTATTGTTGTAGTTTCTATAGAACTTATAACAATATACTATTTTAAAACAATGAATATAAATATTTATGAAGCAAATTCATCTTTCGATGCATCATCACATCTTGAAACATTAATGGATGGATGTAATCCATTATTAGGTGATAAACAATGTTTATCAAAAAATCATAAAAACTGTGAATCCGATTCATTAGCATCCAATATAAATATGAATGGACATTTACCACCTGTTGCATTTATTTAATTATATAAAAATAATTATTTTTATAAATAAATGGAAGATAACATCCCGTATTATCCTGATTTGACTAAAAATGATGCACAAAAAGTATTGAATGTACTTGCAGAATTTAAAGAACTTATGGCTACAATAGATCCAGAGCCTAGAGCAACACCTGGTACTTATTATAGAGCACAAGATGTAGTTGCAAGAATACTAAGAATTTTGAAACGTTTGTTTGTAATTTGGGAACCAGGGACTGGTAAATCATGTACAATTACTGATACATTTGAATTAGTAAAGGAATTGACATCTTTATATGATAAATTTATTATAATAACTCATTCAAGTCTTAAAGATGAAATGAAATTTCAGGTTATATGTAAATGTACAGATAATAAATATATAAATGATAAGGGGCGTACTGGTGTTGCTGTTGATGTTTCAAGAAAATCATCACTAGAAAGTTTTAAGGATAACTATGATATTAATTCATATGATGAATTTCATAAGAAAATTAAAGGTAAAACCGCAAAAGAATTAGTTAAAGATTTTTCATATTCTTTTATTGCATTAGATGAGGTTACTAAACTTATAAATGTTAAATTTTCAACGAGTAAACCATTAAATAACAAAAATGGATCAATTACATGGATTGAAACTATTAGTAATGATATATTAATATTAAAAGAAATTTCGGATGGTATAGTTAGAGGTACACATACTTTAGATGATCCAAGAATTATTGATTCTGATATTATGTATATTCAATGTTGGAGATTATTTCATGCTTTAGGTGATTTAATTACAGTTATTATTGCATCTGCTACACCTGCTACCAATAGACCATCTGAAATTAATATGTTAGCTAATTTACTTTTAAAGATAGATAATCAAATAGATATTGAATTATTTGCAAATAATGTTTTTGTATACAACCTTAAGAAATATGAGAAATATTATAATGGTTTATTTTCCTTTGTAAAATCATCAAGTATTGTCCCCGATGCTAATTATAAAGGTATGAAAATGTCCCATGATTATATTGTTGAATTTCCAAAAGATGACATTTCAGAAAATCCTGAAGTTATAGTTAAAAAATATGATTCACAAAATGTTATATATAAAATTGAACTTTATGGATATCAAGCTGAAAAATTATTTACAGTTAAGGATGAAAATGCAAACAATAAAATAAATAATCAAATTGATCAAATGTTATGTTATGTTGATTATACCAAAAATTTTGGTGAAAGTGCTAGTGAAAATCGTGAAACTTTAAAAGCTCTTGCTCACCCAGGAATTAATGGACTTAGAACTAGAATGAATAGTAGTGGTTTATTTCAAGAAATTGTTAGAATCGAGATTGATGCTTTAAAGAAATCTAAACTCGATGGGAAACCAGGACCACATGTTTGTTTTAATTATATTCCGTTAACAGAAACTGTAGTTGGATCAATTAAGGAAACTTTCAGATCAAATGGATTTGATATTTTAGAGGATTTTAGTATATTTAAAAAATCGAATAGTAATTATTGTAGTGTAAATAGTGTTACATTTAATGGTCTTATGAAGAAACCTAGAGCTGTATTTTTAGTTGGTAAAATGGATGTTGTTGTAAGAAATCAAATTCTACAACTTGCAAATTCTCCAGATAATATGTATGGTGAGTATATTCAATTTTTAGATGGATCAAAAGTTATGGGAATTGGTGTTAACACTAAAAACGTTATGAGATTTATTAGACCAGTAAATGAGTGGAATGAAGCAACTGAAAAACAAAGTAGAGATCGTGTATTTCGTAATGATGGATATGATGCTATACGTAATAAAATGGCTGATGATGAAGAGAAAAAAACTGGTATTAGACCAGATCCATATAAATTTGATCTTTCAGTTGATGTATATAATATGTGTTCATATGTAAGATATTTTTATGTAAGTTCTAATTATGTAAAATATTTTCCTGAAAGTTTTAAGAAAATAGAAACAACACCATTTAGATCTGAGAAAAAATATGAAAATGGTAAATATAATGTTTCAATACCATCGTATCATTTTGATAAAATTCCTAATGAAACACAGTATGTTATAGATCACGAAAATGTTATTCATATTATTGGATTTTGTAAGACAGGTGAAGGGTTAAATTCCGATTTTAACAAACAAATTCAACATAAACAAATAATGGAATTTTGTAAAAATGATCAAGTTCCACATGAAGAAATAACTAAAATTACAGGAATTAATATTGATATTGACCTTGGAAATTTTACAAATAATACTATGGATATTATAACATGTATGTCTGGAATTATTTATGTTTTTAATATTACAGATGATATAATAAAAATGTTAGAGAATAAAGTTTTTATACATCATGAAAATTGTAACTTTATGAAAAATTATAATAATGATGTATTTGGATCAGAATTTAATCTTATAATTCTTAATAGAGAAAATGTTTCCACAGTACCAAAAGTAGCTATTAAAGATGTTGATTATAAAATTATACCACTTACTATGGAATATTATTCACCAACAGAAAAGGGATACATTTTACTTGAATCTAAATCTTTTGGTACACGTAGGTTATTACATATTGCAAAGCGTTTTGCGGTTGATTGTATTAATAATTACCATGCTACATACAATATAAAATCAAAAGATGGATCAATTGATTGTGATTATGAAGAATGTAAATATAAATGTTCATCTGAAGTATTAACCGATAATAAATCAAATGATTCATATCTTTATGAAGATTCTGAAGGTAATTATGATTCATCTACTGTACAATGGACAAATTATGAAGTTTTATATTCAAAGAAAAATATTGATAGTTGTCAAGAAGATATTATTAAAATGTTTACGAATAAGTCTGATATATTAATATCAGACATTTATAAGAAGTTGTTACCTATATATAAACGTGAAAATTTTATTGGAATTGCTATTTATAAATTGGCAGCTAGTATACATAAAATAAATGATAATTTTGGTTTTGATTGTTATATTACAAAGGGTGAAGATAATTTATTTTTAACGAGAGATTTCCCACAATATATTAATAATAATGAACGTAAATCTGGTAATTATGTTGAAAAATTAATTGCAATTACTAGTGAACCCGATTATCGTAGTGTTGTTTCTGATGTTGAAAAACATATTATTGATGATATTGAAAATATTCAAATTCCAAGTAATTTGAATGAAGAAGAGCTAAATCCATACATTAATTATATTATTTCTAAGACTTCTAAATTAAAAATATATAACATTATCAAATTAATTGAAAATTGTCTTGGTAGAATTGCATATTCTGCATTACAACCAAATGAATTTAAAAATGTCATATACAATGAAAAACCTGTTGATTCTGTTATTTGTGGTAGTATTTTCCCAATAAGATGTTTTAAAAGTATTGGTTCAGATGGTATACCAATGTTTTTTCATAATCAACCAGAAATTTTTATACCTGGAGAACAAGGTAAGATTGCTAAAATTAAAAATGCAAGTGATCCATTTAAAATCTTTTCTATCCAAAATAGTAAACCTACATGGACACATGCAACACCACAAAAAACTGTTGAATTAAAAAATATTGCAAAGAGTGTTATTGAATCAAAAATAATAAATACTGTAACATTAAATATTAATGGTATGACATTTATTTCTGAATATTATATTTCATATTATGAAGGTGTGTATAGACTTGTAAATACAAAAAATGGTTCAGGTGAAAGTTTGAAAACTTTAAAACCTGCTAAAGTTAGGTCACTTTTAACGTGGATTAGAAATTCACAATTGATGTATATAGATGGAAATGCACAAAAAGTAAATAATATTGAAATGACATCATCAACAAGTTCTAAAAAGGAATTGAGAGATGCTTATATTATTGACTTCTTCAAATACAATAATATAATTGTACATTATAGTATCATGAATGATGAATCTGTTAATTTACAATATTCAAATGTAAATAATGAAACACAATATTATTCTGGTCCACCAGAACTATAATAAAATATATTTATAATTATAAATATAATAAAATGGAAGAAGAACTTATTGAATTTACAAAATCACAAAATTTCACAGAGTCATTAGACCAACTAAAACAGTTATTAAAGAAAGAATCACAAATTTTATATTTTGATCAATTATATAATAAACTTGAAAACTCTGAAGAATTAAAATCAAAAGGTTATGGTACAATTCAAATAGATGGTTTAGAAAATGTCTTCAGATTATTTATTTTAAGTATATATTATAGAAATTTATTATATCCAAATAAGATTGATACTAATGGTGAAGAATTAAACAGAGTATTAATTTATATGTATAATGATGATAAAAATTTAAAAATGAACCTTAATAATCTTTTATATTTGATGAACATAGTTCTAGGAGTAGTTGCAGAAAATGATAAAAATTTCAATCACAGATTAAATTATGAATTAAATCACCATATACATTTTAATTCTATATATGATAATTCTAATTATTTACCTGGATATTATTTAATTATAGATGATAATTCCATAACAATAGATGAAACCGTAGATGCAGTTCTAAATGATAAAAAATTTAAAAAGATTTTTATCGCTATAAATTTGTTTAAAGCTGAGAAGGGTCCACATATAAATAGATACAGTTCACAATTATATTTTTATTTACATGATTGTGCTCATTTTTCACATTTTAAAATCTTAATTAATAAAATGAATGATAATGATTCACTTGATATTTTTACATCATTATATAATAATTGTAAAGTAAATAAAAGATCATTTATACATAGATATATTTCAAGTTTATTTTTTTATGTTATACATGAATCTGATCATTTTTATAGGAATAGTGAAGTTATGATTGAAGAAATAAAGAAATTATATGATTTTGATGAACTGGATTATGAGAAATTAATATGTAAATTTTTTGATAGTTTCGATAAATCTTATTTTGAAGTTGATGATCTTAAACATATATTAAAATATATAATACGTGCAACTGATTATGAGGTTTCTATAGAAAATAAAGAAATATTTGATAATGCTTTTACATTTGAAAATAAAGAATATGTTTACGGACTTAATGGTGAAGATAAGCATGACTATGCAACTCGTAAAATAATAAAAAATGGAAATAAATTATTAGATGATCTTAAATATGTATTTTTATTATTATCAAGAGATTTCCTTGATAAAGTTAAAGCTATATAAAGATATTCATATTAAAATGTTAAAATAGGAATATTAAGAATTTTACATAATTGTGCTAATTTCATATGATATATCCACGGGCATCTACTTAATTGTAAATTATCAAAAACTATAAGATCAATAGATGAATAATTTAATAATTCTCTAGTACATTGATATGGTGAATATCCATTTTGATACAAATATTTTGTGTCTATACATGAACTAAAGAATTTTGCAACATCTGGGATATTTTTAATGTGAATACAAAAATTTATATACTCATAAAAATTACCAAATATAGGACCTGGTTTTAATAAAAATTTAGCAGTATCATGTTGATCTTCATGAAATATTGAACCTCTAATACCATTTACAATATTTTCCAATAACATTTGTTTTGATATTTCAATGTTGCTATTTTTATTTAATTTACCAGGTTCAAATACAACAGCTTTTATTTTATGTGATGTTGCATATGTCATTATATTTGAAACATATTCATTCTCAACATTTTTTGACAAATTTATTTTATCGGATGGTAAAATAAAGATATTTAAATTGTTTTCTTTTATAACATCCATTGCGGATTGATTACTACTATTAAATTTTGGTAATACCCTTGTATCCTTTTCATTTAAATGAATCTGTAGTGTTTTCATAGATGTTACCAATAAAGTTTCTCTAATTGATTTAGTTATATTAATGGTAGAACCTAAATTATAATCATTTAGTAAAACATCATTAAAATTATCAATAACTGGATATTTCTTTAACCAATTTAAGTCTTTCAATTTATAATGCTTATATATAGTATCTGACCATATAAAAATCATATTAGGTATACCATTATCACAACACCATACATATAAACATTCATATGCATCACTCCATTCATTTATATTTACACCAGGCATATATGCACATATTTTAGATGATACATGTGGATACATAGAATCAACAATATTATCTGTTTTTATTTTATCTGGTATATTCTGCACATATAATCTTGTATTTTCTATTGTATTTTCTGTTATGAATGGATAATCAGACATTTCTTAATATATCCATATTTCTATTTTCAATTTTAAAAATGAAATTAATTGTAATTAAGTTAAATAAAAATGTCATCTGGAAAAATTACAACATATTATAGGGAGGATAGTGATTTTGAAAAGTTAATTGATAAAATTGGTGAAGATAATAAAAATATTGTTGAAGATGAGAATAAAAATATTGTTGAAGAAAATGATATGTTTACAATTAATTGTGGTTTAGATTTTACAAAGTTAAATGATGATGAAGAGATTAACATTAGAAATAAATTTATTTCGGTATATGAAGAGTTACATATAAAATATCCTAAGTGGCATATTGAAGTTCCACGTTTTGAAACATTATCATTAGATAAAATTCATAGAATTTTCACAAAACAAACAAAAACAATTTTAACATATGAAAATAAAACTAAGAACAAGTTATTTTCATTATATGAAGAGTTACAAGAAAAATATCCTAAGTGGCGCATTGAAATCCCAGATTTTGAAACTTTAACAAATGATGAAATTTATGATCATTATACTATACAAATTATTTTAATTGATCGATATGAGAATAAATATAAAGAATTATATGAAAATTTAATAGAAAACTATCCCAAATGGAATATTAAAGTTCCAATTTTTGAAACTTTATCATTAGATGAAATTCATGATCAATATACTAAACATGTTGAATTAATATGTTCATATCAAACTGCAATGGAATTAAAAGCTTATTTTTTAACTATGATATGTGCAATTGAATATGATAATTTTATTGTTAAGAAAAATTCTTTATTTGATGGATATGTACAATATCAATTGAAGAATCTTAATGAATATGATAAATATTTTATCGATCTTAATTTAAATAATAAGCCAGAAATTATCACACTATTTAAAAAATTATATGATAGTATAGAATTAAACAATGATAATTATATGTTTAAGATACATAATTATGTTAAAAATATTGATTGTAAAAATATTGATAATCTTGTACATCACATTGATCATAAATTTGAATATAAAGAAAATGATAATTTTACTATAAAAAATGATAATACCAAAGTTGAATTAAGTTTAAATCGTGATGAAGATTATGAATTTTATTTTACAAGTCATGATATGCATAGATTATATAAGTTAATTTGTAATAAGAAAAATTCAATGGATGATATTAAAGATTTAATTTTAAAATCTTATAATGAAGATGAAGATAATATTTGTGATGATAATGAAGACAAAATTTGGGATGATAATGAATTAAAATTAAAAGACAATTTTTATATGGTAACATTTGTAATTAGTTTTCATGTTATTTATATGTTAATTTGTTTATATCCTTATTTTAAGAATTGAAAATTATCAATAAGAATTTAATAAAAATGTATACTGCAATTATTGTTTGTTTAATAGCCACATCTAAAGTTTCATACTCAATTTATATGAATATATAAAACTGAATATTAATAATTATTAATATTTAAAATGTCTATTGTCTCAGAAATACATGAAAACTACCACTTTATTCACGATTTAGATACTTTACATATGAATAAATTTCTTTTTAAACATAACTTCAATAAGTGTTTATATGTACTTTATTTTATTGTATTACTTGAAATTTTATATTGTTTAAAAAATGAAATATAATAAAATTTTATATATAGAAATGTATCAATATTTAATCCCTGGATGTACTTTATTTTATTATGTGACTTATCACACTAAGTTTTTTGGTAATTATATGTTACCACATTTATTATCTGGTTATAAATTTTATAAAACATTTGGTAAACAAGAAAAAATACAATTAGTTGAATATGATTATGAAAATAAGAAAATGTTTATTAAAGGTAATTTAAACGATAAACATGCACATATTTACCTTGAACATTTTACTGTTGATTCACCTATAGATCTTATTGTTGATGGTGTTTCAAAATTTACAGTGACTGATTTTAATTTTATAAAAGATACTCATCATGATTCATCTACAACATTTATTTTCTCACCTAAAATAATTGTGTGTGAAAATGATTGTACAGTTTCTGTTAAATGTAATATTACTGATGAGGAACATGATTTTAGTTTTAAATTAGGTGATATCATCAATTATGAAGAAATAATTGAATCAATTTTTTAGTTTAACTTTATCCAAGCTTGTATATGCCATTATTCCAGAATATAATATAATTGATATAATAGAAATAAAGAATATAGCAAAATAAATGCATACAGATGATATATCGTCAGTATCAATATCAACATCATTAGGTGGTTTTGTTATTAAAAGAAATAACAATCCAATTACAAGTGTAAATATTATTGAATGAATAACCTCTTTATCATTTATAATTAAAACCAAAACGATTGAAATTACAATTAAAATGTATAACCAAAGTGTATAATCTAAAAGCATTTTTAGATAATATTATTATTTTTGAAAATATTTTTGAAAATATCATCATAAATGACGGAAGTAAAACTTTTTGACATTTCAAGTAAATTTAATCTACCTGGTGAATTAACTTCATTTAAAACATTTAAAGATTATGAAGAAACAATGGAACCATTTAATTTTTCAAATGAATTGATACTTAAAAATCTTAATATTGAAAATACAAGTTTAGTGATATCAAAACCTTCATCGTCATTATTTTCTGTGTCAAATAAACTTGCTTATTCAGAATTTAAATGCCCTGAAACATGGGAACCTATATTAAATTCACCAGAAGCTAGAGAAGAATTGGATAGAGTATATAAAAAGTTACAAATTAAAACGCAAAATGGTGAAACAATATGTCCTAAAGAAGAATCAATGTTTAGAGCATTTGAAGAATGTAAATTGACAGATTTAAAAGTTGTCATAATAGGTCAAGATCCATATCATAAAATTGACAGTGTATTGAACCGTGAATTAGCAAATGGTCTTTCGTTTAGTGGTCTTTATGGTGGTGAAAATCCAAATTCTATGGATAAAGTCGTAATAGAGTTAAAAAGAACTTGGCCTGATATAAAACTTGAACATAGAGAATTAACTTCGTGGGCTAAACAAGGTGTTTTATTACTTAATACATCATTAACTGTAAAATTACACGAAGCCAATAGTCATGGTGTTGAAAAAATTTGGAAATATTACATAGAACATGTAATAAGACAAATAAGTACACAATATCCTCGTGTTATTTTTCTTTTATGGGGTGCACATGCAAAGGAATTAGCCGAACGGGCTGATCCAGTTATTTCTAAAAAATCAATCAAATACAAATGTGGACATCCATCGGGTAGGAATAAAAATGCTAAAGCTGAATCTATGTTTGATGATAATGGTCACTTTGCGGCTATTTATAATGATATTAATGATTTCAATAAAGGTATATATGAGAAAAATAAAAAACTTATCATTGAGGGTAAAGAGGAATTAAAATATGTAAATCAAATTGATTGGTCTTTAACACATGAAGATCATAAGAAAATACAAGATGGTACATATTTAAATGAAGTTAAACAAGTAAATAAAGTAGAAGTTACAGAAGTAAATAAAGTAGAAGTTACAGAAGTAAATAAAGTAGAAGTTACAGAAGTAAATAAAGTAGAAGTTACAGAAGTAAATAAAGAAGAAGTTACAGAAGTAAATAAAGAAGAAGTTACAGAAGTAAATAAAGAAGTAAATATAGTTAGCGAAAAACCTTATCAAGTGTTAAATTATTCAGATGGAGAAATTAAATCTATGATATCTCAAGGTTATACTATAGAACAAATAAAGCAATATCAAAATCAATGTAATGAATATTATAAAAATGAATATATTAAAATACAATATGATGTTTTCATAGGACAGGGATATTCAGATGAACAAATAAAACAGTGGTCTTTAACCATATAAATATACAAATGTATATTTATAAATTTTACACTATTTTATATTTTTGATAAATATTATATTTCAAGGTATATAAAAATTTTATTTTGGTTGAAAAAGACATGATCTGACAAAAATGTGAACTCAAAAAAGTGATCTGAATAGTTATTGGAGATGTCATTTTTATGTCCTTTTTTCATGTGACCACCCGAGTAGCCGTCGGATTCAACTTTTTAAAAAGTGCTATTTTCACTAAATTTCAAAGTAATTTTTTATATTTTTCTGAAATTTTCTAAAATCAAAACATATCTAGCATATTGTTACTATAAATTTATTACATTTAATTAATATTTAAGTTTAAATATTATATTTCAAAGGTAATAAATTTTTATTTCAGTTGAAAAGACACAAATGAAGACAAAAATAGAATCAAAAAAGTGATCTGAATAGTTATTGGAGATGTCATTTTTATGTCCTTTTTTCATGTGACCATCCGAGTAGCCGTCGGATTCAACTTTTTAAAAAGTGCTATTTTCACTAAATTTCAAAGTGATTTTTTCTATTTTTCTAGAATTTCACAAAAATAAAAATCGGTCTTCTAGACTAATGTAATAAATTTATTACATTTAATTATTATTTAAATTCAAATATTATATTTCATGGTATATAAAATTTTATTTTAGTTGAAAAAGACATGTTTTAATCAAAATAGAAACTCAAAAAATGGTCCCCAATAATTATTCAGAGACGTATTTTTACGTCCTTTTTTCATGTGACCCTCGAAGATACAGACATGATTTATTTTTGAAAAGTGACATTTTTGCTAAATTTCAAAGTGATTTTTTCTATTTTTCTGAAATTTTCTAAAATCAAAACATGTCTAGTAAACGATTACAAATTAATTTTATAGTAAATCTATAAATTCATTAAGAGAATTAAGTTCGTTCTCATCTAGAGTACCATCATGTTTAGGTCCAATATTTAATAGAAGTACACCACCTAATGATGTAGTTTTATTGTACATATCCAATAGTTGTTTTCCATTTTTATAATGTTCTTCTTTTTGAAATTTATTATAACCCCATGATATTCCAATTGTATCAATATGTTGCCAATTTTGAGTATACTCTTTTGGAAAATATCTATTTGGACCAACTTTATATGTGCTTAAATATTGATTATCACTTGTAATTCTATCATTTACACTAATACCCATACTTATTATTAATGATACAATTTGATTTATATATGTAATAATAGTTTTTGTCTTAATTACCCAATCACCATCAAACCAAAATGAAGAAGGTCCATATTGTAATAACTCAGTAATTTGTGGAATACAAGTATTTGTAAAATAATCAATTGTCATTGGTGATTCGAATTCCATCCACGAATAATATATACAAAATTGTAAATTTCTTTTTATACATTCTTCTTTGAATATTTGAACAATATCATTTCTACTTTTTTTATCTGTTGTATTTGTATTCCATAAACAATATGAATCATGATGTTTTGCAGTTATTACAGCAAATGTTGCTTTACATTTTACACAAATGTCTAACCAATCACATATAGATTCCCTTGATATATGAAATTTAGCACGAAAATAGTCAAAATTTATACCAAAATTTTGATGGTATAAACGAGTTGGGTTAATCTTCTCACCTCTATCATTATTAAGTTTAGATAGATACCATTCAGATCCATTTTGAATAGTTCTTTTATCAACAGATTTCATATCATCATATGCAAAAAATGAGTAAAGACCTGAATGAAATATAAACCCCATATAAAGATTACCATTAATATCTCTGATAGACATTTTTTAAAAAACATTAAAAAATAAATCAATTATATAAAATGTGTTTTGATGAACGTATTATACCAGCAATTTTATTTGTTGTATTAGCATTAATTTTTTTAATAACAGCATTTTGTTGTAATTTTATTAGATATACAGAAACATATTTTCCAAAAATATTTTGGAAATCACATGGATCAAATTTAATTGGTAGAACAAGTAATTTATATACTAAATCACCATCATTATTTATGACAGATGATGAAAAATGTGGTAATAATATTTATACACATGGAACAAATACACCAGTTATTATGAATAATAGTATAATAACAGATCCTGATATAACACATATAGAAAGTTTAAATACTGGACGAATTATATTCAACGATAAAAATAATAATATAGAATATAATAAATTATACATAAATGGTGTTTCTAAATTACCAAATGATATTAAAGATGAAACAGTTATTATATTTGAAAGTGACAATATATATACGTTAACGTTGCCCATTAAAATGTCAAATAATTATAGTTTAACATTTATTAATAATTCAAATAAATATAAAAATATTAAAGCCTATGATATTTTTTATTATGATGGTATGAAAAAATCACAAATGATACAAATTATTCCCAATGAAACATTTACATTTATTTACAGTAATAATATGTGGATTAAAAAATAAATTTAAATATTTCTCTAATAAAAATGAACGATAATTCTTACGGATTTGGAATACTTATTACAACTTTAATAATTGCAATTATTTTATTTTCTTTGCTTATTTATTATACTTATTATCCATCTGAAACTTCATCGGTAGCTTCTGATTCTGACGATTCTTTTAATTTTAATAGAAAAATAAAATCCAATAAGAAAAACAATAAGAAAAATGGTGAAATGAAGAAAATATCATTCCTAGCAGGTTCTATGGTTAGTACTGATATGTCATTAAATAATACACCAGTATATTATAATATTAATTCTACACAAATGATAAAATCAAATTGTGACACTGGTTATATTGTAAATCCTGGATATAAAATTGATGTTTATTCTGGAAAATGGGATTTATTATTGTATAGTTATGACAATACAAATGGTAATTACGCTAAAATGTTTTATGTTAATAATTCTAATATTAATAAAGGTAATTCCATTAGATTATATTATTTTGGTTCAGAAATAATAATCCCTGGTATTTCTTATACAATTAATGATGATTGTTCACTAAAATCACCCATAGATTTATATGGTGAAAATAAATTAAATACTATAGATGGAGATATATGTGTAGAAACTGAAATAAATACAAATGATAATAACAGTGATTTAATAAATAATCTTTTAAAATCACTTAATGTATAAAATAAATGAAGAGAGATGTAAAAAATATGAAATTTCATATTTTAATAGTGTCGGTTAATTAACTTGTGTACTCCACTTAACATAGATATATTTTTAATTAATGGACAATATGATATATTAAGTTTATGTACTTTACTTAACATAGATACATTTTTAATTAATGGACACGTTGATATGTTTAAATCATGTACATCTCCTAGTTTAGATACATCAGAAACATAACTACAATCATATAAATCTAATTTATGAACTTTGTTTAACATAGATACATCAGAAACCGAAGTTTCGGATAATTTTAAATCGTAAACATTTCCTAACATAGATACATCAGAAATATTATAACATTTTGATAAATTTAAAATATGATTATTACCCAACTTTGATACATCAGAAATTGAACACCATGATAAATCTAAATTATAAACATCCCCTAAAGATGATACATCCCTAAGATCAGTATTATGATTTAAATTAAGAATATGTACATTACTTAATGCTGAAACATCAGTAACTTTACAATTAGTAAGATCTAAATTATGTACTCTACCTAAGTTAGAAACATCAGAAACAATACACCATGATAAATTAAGAGTATTAACACCACCCAAAGATGATACATCAGTAATTTTACGACATAAAGATAAATTTAAAGTGTGATTATTACCTAATTTAGATACATCTGAAATATTATAACATTCAGATAAATTTAAAGTATGAATATTACCTAAAGAAGATACATCAGTAACCTTACAATCAGTTAAATCTAAATTGTATACTTTATCTAAAAATGAAACATCAGTAATTTTACAACATGATAAATTTAAAGTATGTACTCTACCTAAATTAGATACATTGGTAATTTTAACACAATTGGATAAATTTAAATTATGTACTCTACCTAAAGAAGATACATCAGTAACTGGACAATTAGATAAATTTAAATTATGTACTCTACCTAAAGAAGATACATCAGTAACTGGACAATTAGATAAATTT